CTCATCGACCGTGCATTTGTCTTTAATGCTCACAACCGTTGCGGAGTATGGCATATTTTGTTTCAGCTTACTCGATAATAACGGGTCAACATCTTTGTTCGGGACAACTTTATACAGGAACCAAAAATCATCATACGCCTTATCTTCGCTTTTCGCCGCCTTAACAACCTCTGCGCCAGCTTTCTCACCATAAGTTTCATACGCCTCTTTCGCCGATATTTTGAACCGGTGAATCGAGCCAATAACATTCTCCGAGCTATCCTCAATCAGAATGTACGACCCGATCTTTGGTGTTTTGTAGTTCAAGCCGGTCTGCTTTTTCCATTCCGTGAAGATACCGCCAGGACCAAAGGTTATCAGTGAAATCAAAACATCATCCATCTTCAAAGACAGGTTAGACGCAAAAATACGCTCGTGTGAAACCTCGGTCAACATTGACAGGTATCGTTGAGCAGGTCCGTTCTGCACCGATCCACCCTCGGCCTTAACGACAAAGAAAGTTTGACCAGACGGCATCAATACCTGCTTGAAACCAGATACCATATCCAGCATATCCAGCATCGGAGTCGTGTCGAGAATCTCTTTCATCCGGTCTGTGCCGGGCGTAAATGTCGTGTTGATCTGCGCGTGCGGCCACATAACATCGGCGGTTCGCTGCCAAAGGTTGCGGGTGTTCGCCTGCTTGGCAAACTCTCGGTCAAAATGGGCGATAACCTGTTTAGCTTTCGTGTCAGCCATAATTTACCCCAGCTTTGAAGATTTTCCCGTATTGGGCGTAAGCGCACCGGTTATTAAAGTCTTTCGGAACCCACTCTTTGATCTTGCTCTCTTAACCGCTGTGTCGGGTGCTTCTGGTGATTCGACGGGCATTGGGGGGGGTGCGGGTGGCGGTGGCGGCTTAGATACCTTCGGTTTACTCACAATATAGCCCTTAATTTTAAGGAATCTTTAATTTCAACCAACTATACGCACACCCGATTTGCTTTGTCAAGCTATTTTTCAACCATTTTTCCGTTTCGGTAAACATAGGTCTTCGCGGACGAGTTCAAAATGCGAGGTGGAGGCACTGGCATACCGTGCGAATCAAGGACATTATTTCCATTTTTATCGTTCACTCCACGGCGATACCCGTCAACGATGCTCTGCTTAATGCGTTCCTCGGCTTGTTTTCCTTTTTTTGACATAATAACCCCTCTTACTCGCTTATGCACTTGCGTTGCAGTTTGAATCCCGCCTTGCGCAGTCGCGGTGTGCGGTCAGCGGCTAATTTGAAATAATTTAATGCGTTGCGAAGGTGGTCGTTCCCTCCGCCAGTTTTTTTGTACCTGAATACTGTTTGTCGCGTCCGCTTATTTAGTTCTTTTGATTTCACGCAATTACAGCACTGCGTGGCAAAATTGTCAACTGTGGCGCATCGGTGCGGAATAATGATGTGATTATTGGCAAAAAGGCGGTGTGTCGCGTCAAAAATGCCAGTACGGTAGCATTTTACAATACCGCGATCGTTGTGGAAAACGGCATCTTGAAGGATAGAATCGGTGTATTCACATAAATGAACCGTGCAGCCAACCTTTGAGCATTGTTTTGCAAACTCAACAGCAGAGTCTTTGTTTGGCCGAATATCAACAACGCACCGTTTCACATTAAATTTAACCACAAGATCGTAAATAGCCCTGAAATCATCCACCCGACCCATCTTAAATGCCTCATACTTCTCGTTTCCAAGACGCGCTCCGATAACGAAGTGTTTTGCATCGTCGTTATCAACCCCCATCGCAGTTGGCCCGCGGTGCTTTTCGAGTAATCCGGCGTTACCACAGCAATCATAGACATCGCTTTTTCTAAGTTTTTCGTCCTGACTGGAATACGCAAGCCCAAGATCAAGCCGCATCACATCACCAAAATTGTTTTCCGGCGGGTTTCTGTAGTCTTTCAGTATTCTTGCCGGATCGTGGTATTCAGATGTTAAATGGCTCCAATTCCAGCCAGCACGGGTTTTAACGGAAGAATTTGTGATAATCCATTTCCCTCGCCGAATCCCAATTGGATTGCCGCAGCCGGTACACCGAATATATCCTATCGGCTGGTTATGTTGAAGCCGCTCGGTCTGGTCGGTATAGAACCCAACGCACTTTTCAGGGTTATCAAGGAACTCCTTCTCTGCGCAGGTCCACGCCCCACAATCACAATACCGATACCAGTACCGCTTATCGGACCCTTGCCATAACAAATCAACCCCTCTGTCCTCATCAGACGGATTACCAAGAAAGGTCAACTCATGAAACCCTTTAATGCCGTCCACGCATGCGTTTCCAAACCGGCCCCTGACTTTGGCTATAAACTCCGCTTCCATCTGGTCAACCTCGTCAAGACACGCCCCGTCAAGCTGGATACCGGTTGCTTTTGTGGATTGACGCGACCCGTCGTCCATTGGCTTCATTGTCGCACCACGCAGGTACAGGTTTGAATTGCCAATCCGCTTAAGTCCGGCAGCATCAGTGCTTTTGCCGCCTTTTTTGATATAGCGGCCTATTGCCTTTTTATTATTCCTGACAAGTGGGTCAAAGCGGCTTTTGGTGTAATCCTGCATTTCGGTATCGTTGGGGAAATAATAGCCATATCCTTGCGGGTAACGCCCGTACAAGCAGCCGTGGATGCAGCGAAGGATTGCATCTTCTGAATTGTGGACAGGGATAAAATCTTCACCAGCAAGAAACAAGTGGTCTGGGCTATCGACGGTGATACATCGCACAGGGACGGATTTGACCGGTTCGACGCTTATAATGCGTCGTCGCTCTGTAATCGTCGGGTGTCCTTCTTCGCGAAGAGTTTGGTTCTTCCGCTTTCGTTTAATGTTTGCGATCTTTGTATTGGAGTAGAATTTGAAGCATACTCTATAAATGTCATAATCTTTCTCTTTGGTATGGTCCCAATTCATCGACGGGCCTTTTGAGGCGACAACAGCTTTTGCCCCAAGACTCAACACAAGCTCTTTCACTTGGTCGATAAGGGTCTTGTTGATATTATACCACTCGCACTTACCCGCCTTGGTAATATGTCCATCGGTGTCCATTAACCCCCGTAGAAGCTCGAGACGCTGCTCGTATGATGCACGGAGGTACTTCGTTGGGATATGCTTGTTCGCGAGAACACCCATCTTCCTGAACAGGTGGTGCATGTTATTGAATTTTATGTTTTTATGGTTGCCGTACGGCTCATTCCATCGATCTCTAATTTCGTAATCTAAATCGTAATTCTTGAAAAGCTCGCGATATTCGCCAGAATCGCCAACACCACAGGTCATTTGGGCAGAATAACTATTGCCATCACCGAGCCATAAGCCAAAGATATAAGGGGCAATCGGCAAGGTTGCTTCGGGCAATTCCAATGGCTTTGCGACATCGAGTACATACCGGTTGCGATTGCCTCGCTTTTTAGCGTTCTTAATGTCAATCGTTTTGATTGTAACCTGCTTTATATAGCGGTAGTGCCACATATCCGTCAGAGTCCACAGGTGGTCTCCATCGCATACAATCGAAGATTTATCGGTAAATGTAACCCGGTAGCAGTCCTGATTGTATTTAACTGGGTGCGCAAGTTGAACTGTGTATATTTTTCCGTCGCTCCCAAACACCTTATCGCCCTTTTTAATATCCTCCATCGTTGTCCACCCAGAGGGTGTCGGGACGGGCGTTGCGATGTCGATTGGAAATCCTCCCCCTGTGGCTTTCATCGCCACACGCTCAACAATGGTGCAGTCAAGCGGCTCTCTGAGGTATTCTCGGCCCTTAAATGAGCATTCTGTGCCGCTGGCCAGTTTGATTGGCCCGTGTTCCTTAGACCACGGAGAGCCTGCCCAATAAGACGGACAGACCATTGCTATGTCTTCGGGCGATGGCACATATTTTTCTTCTGGTGGTTTCGATGCGGTTTCTGGCATTATTTATTGCCTGATAAGTGCTTTTTTTTCATTTCCTCTCGCCGCCGCTTTTTCTCTTTTGCTGACGCTATTATTTTGTCTGCGATTTCGGCAGCTGTTTTCCGGCTAACATTCGGGTCTATTCTTTTCTTTCGCGGTGGTTTTTTGTCGGTTTCAACCTTCTTTTTCGGCGGCTGCCCTGCAATCGTAAACCGCTTCTCAATGTCCTCTGCGCTCTTTCCGGCCCGGCGAAGTGTTTCTCTTGTTGCTTGATTACGACCATTGCCATCTTCTTTGCCTTTTTTCTTGCGGCCAAAGATGAAGCTAAAAAGCCCTTGTTTTTTTTTATCTGCCATAATTTCTCCTTTCAATATGATAAAATAATAACCTGGGTGCGGCTGTCTTGTCAAGGATTAAAAGGGGAGTCCGCGGTTTTTATCTGCTCGCACTCACGGATTACGAGTTTTAAGGAAGTATTATGACTTAAATAGTGGCCGCCCTGCCCGGTCAAAAACAAGGCGGCCTCAAGGAGGGTGATGAAATCTAAATCGCCCCGGCCCAATCTTTGAAGTTTACAATGCCGTCGCCGTTTATGTCAACTGTTTTATCGTCCGTAAGCCAGTTTGGGGCAAGCTCCAAGATGGCCATAGCACATGGCACAAACTTGATCTGTATATAGTCGCCCTCTGTTTCCATTGGGATTACAACCGCTGGCTTAATCCTGTTTGTGTCCGGGGTGAAGTTCGGGTCAGATATATCCAAAAGGTTTGGGTCTTGACAGGGTGTCCAGCGGTCGTACAAGTAAAATTCGTTCGCATCGCAAAACTCCGTGTCCATCGGTATGAAGTAATCTGTCCTTGCGATATGTGCGGTCTTTTCAGTGTTCGACGCAACAATGCGGACACCTACAGTTACGCCATCTATCATCGTGTCCGATTTAATGACAGCAGAAAACACCAGCCCTGTTTCAATCGGCTCCGAAGTCAAAACGCTGTATGAATACATATACGGTGCACCATGAGTAAACTGCAAGTTTGGGTCATTGTTGTTTGATGGCATAAAGCCGTTATTCTCAAGCGTAACAAACCCCTCGCCCATCCCGCCTCGCTGCTGAACAAGATTAACTGCCGCGATTTCAACGCCGTATTCAGGCAATGGTGGTGTTGAGATGTTGATAAAGTTGGCCTCTGCTGGAAGCAGGTTGATAAGGATTGATACATCGTCTGGCTTCTTGTGGTTTCGGGGATCGAAGGGTTCATTGTTTCCAGTGATGCCAGACAATACATACCCGCCGAGCTGTTGGTGGTTTCCATTGCACCGCGAACACGGTGCGGCCTTACAAGTACCCCATGTCCAATACCGCGGTCCGTCTGGGTCAACGCACATGAAATAGTTTTGTGAGGCAAACCCAACGGTTGCGGTGCAATTGCTGCCACCAACGCCGGGGCGGCGGTATTCAGCACCTGCATTGTGATAGTAATAAGTCTTCGGGTAAAAGTCTCGCCACCCCTTACACACTAAAACGCCGTCTTCGTTTGTTACCTCGCCGCCACTAACACCTGTTTCGTCAATACCGTATATCCAGTATGACGACGAGCTTGTGCGGACCCAATACGATGACCATTCATAGCCACGCTCCATACGAAGTCCACCGGTATCTATTGGTTCTCCGAACCCGTCGATGTATTGAAGGTACGCCGTCGCACTGGCAGAAATAACTCGACCTTCGCCATCAAGCTCCACATCGTCGCAATGCCAGTCGCCCTCATTTGTAACGATAATCGACACGGCCCCCCGTGTTGGACCAACCCGCCCGCGGTCCTCGCACCCAACCATAACCAGCGATACAGCAACGCACAAAAAAACCCATTTCTTAAACATAACAAACCTCGCTTTCAAAAAAACAATGTTTTGTTAAGTTCAATCCATTGATCCTTGTCGCTCCGTCGTTAGTTTAGATTCCCCTTAATAATATAACACTCACACACACAATGTCCACCATCAAGTAAGTGTCCGTGATGGTCGCAGTCGTCTTGTGCGCAAATTCCAACCGACCATCCTTATTCTTTCATCGCCTGTTTCGGCCCGGCTAAACCACAATTATCCCCGTCGGCAAGGCGGGCGTTGCCAGTGAGGCATTGCTGGATTGCTGTCTTGATGCGGCTGTTCTCTACCTCCGCCTCCGCAAAACATTTTTTGTATCTTTCCAGTTCGGATTGGAGACGCTTTATCTCAGACTCTTTAGATTTCCTGCCCTCGTATACTCCGTCCACATAGGCAATCATTAAAGATTCATTCAGGTCTTCTATCTGTGCGGCTTGCTCATTGTACGCCTCAATGTCATCTTTCCTTACTTCTTTTAGTTCTTTCAGTTCCGCTTTCAGTTTATCCCACGCCGCTGTATCAACAGCATCGATGCGGGCTTGGAGTTCCGCGTTTGCTGCTTCGGCTAAATTGAGTCGGTCTCGGAGTTCGTCCTCGATGGGGCGGGTATTCCAAGTTTCGTACACAAAATAAGTATTAACCATCTGGCAATGCGGATTTACACAAGCAACCCACTCAATATAGAAAGGTTTTTTGCCGCAGAACGGGCAGAGTTTTAACTTACTCATCATTCTTTCCTTTCCCTGTCAAGTCTTTCGCAGATTGCCATAAGCTGTCTCATACTATATTTACCGACCAGTGGCGGGCCAACATAACGGTACGCGTTTTGTGGCTTGTAATTATTCAAACAGTTTAGCCGCGGGATTGTGTTTTGATTGTTATTCATCATTCACCTCGCTTTCAAGTGTGGCCAGCAGCGCGGCTTGTATCCACATTATCGGTGTTGCCATTGCCATCGAACATTTCAATTTTCTGCACAATAGCTGTAATTCAGTCACAGACATATTCCAGACAATTGTGTCTTTTGCTAATTCATCCCGCAACCTGAACGCACAGTCGGCAAGTGACTCCCATACAGGTATTCTTGTAATTGTGCCGAAGGTGTAATCTCTTGTGTTCACTGGTTGCAACACTTCATTTCTAATCAACCATTCAGTCTGCTCGTCCTCGCTCAGCGTATGCAGATTGAGTATTTCTGATTTATTCATTATCAATCTCCAGCATAGCCCACACGAACAAGATGATTGAGCCAATCCCAAGTGTGAAGGCGAACATAATATGCAGAACCGCACAAGGATTCTCTGGCCAAAACATCCACGACATCAACCCTGTATAGGCACACACCCACATCAGGACAAATAACAGTACGCTAAAATAAAAATAGATTCTTGCTTTCTTCATTTTAACTCCTCCGCAAACAAAGCCGCAACAGGGCGGTCTATCGTCCAGCCAGAGCATAGTTTCTCGGAACTCCGACAGAACGCTCCATTTTCATCCCTCCACCGTGTATTGTGGTTTGAGACAAAACCATCGCTGTACTCGAACCCTGCGAAGTAGTAGCCGTCTTCGGGACAGAGTGCAGGGGCATCGGTGTAGAGTGCATACCCATGACTTGGCGAGCCAAGCACCAACGCCCCTTTTCGTGGTTTTATCTCAAGCTCAATCACCTTTGGCTTCTCGGTGTACGAGTCCTTGAGTTTGAGACGGTCGCCATCGTCAAACGATTCGACGATGCAGTTGCGCCAACCATCGTCGTAATATCCTTCAAAATTAAGCCTACCAATCTCTCTGCACTTGGCCTGTAGCTCTTTACTGACCCAGCCAAATACAAATGGGCGTTTTAATTCTTGTATAATGTTCATTTTAGTCTCCTTTCCAAATGCGGCATGAATTGTTTCATTTTTTCAACCCACTCAACACCGCGACAAAGTATCATATAGTGCCGCCAGCAATATCCAACGCCGGAAACCGTAACCATCGCGGACAGCGAACACTTCTTCTTTGGGTGTTTGTATCCACAAGTCAGCAATACTGCTCCTTAACCTTAAGAGGCGAATGGTCGATGCAATAATAATGGTCGTAGTTACCGGATGATTTATAAACAGCGGGCATGTGGCAGCCGGGGTGTCCGCAAGACCGCCCCTTGATCGGAAAGAGTTTTGTTTTTTTTACCGGAGAAGCCCCGGTCTCCCGCGCGTCATACTTACCCTCAAGCACCTTGATATAATTATTGTCGTTGGCGATAAGCCAGTCAAACGACACGACCCAATGACGGTTATTGTCGCCGGTTAAAAATGGGGATGCGTCTGTCTTATCAATCAGCAACTCCCAATTATCAGCAAACACATCGTCTTTTAGACGCAACACCAGTTTAGCCATGCGCGCACCAGACAAAGATACAATCTTGTGGAGGTTTTCTTTTTGGTTCCAATATTCGGTGATTTTTTTTAAGTCTGACCGGCTCATAGCTACTCCTTTAATAGTTGCCCGCCCCCAACGAGGGGGCAGGCGTAGTTATTGGCCCGACAACAAGCCGGACTGTTACAAAACAACTTCTCAAAGACCCCGGCAGGATTTAAACCTACACTCTTGCCATACTTGTTTTATGTACCGGTACGCAATACTCTATCCTATTAAGCTACGGGGTCGGATGCGGCGGGCTTATCTGGCGGCCCGATTTGCATGGGCGAACCAACGCACGGATGGCTCACCGTTGCCGCCGCAAAACAAACATAACAAAAAACTAATAAGAAAGCAAGTGAAAAATACGAATAGCCAGATTTTATCTAAACCTATGAGGCAGGAGGACGCTTCTTCCCATTTCTGATATTCGTTGATCCGCACCGCTTGCAGCACAGGCACTGCATGCGATGCCAGAACGACAGGCCGCAGTCGTCGCAAAAGTGGGCGATGAAGGTGTATTTGATGTTTGGCTTCATAAGCTGAAATCTTTCGGGATGAAATCATCATTGGCCTTATGCGGCTGCCCTTTTTTTTGGTGTATTTTCTCAAGACACCCCCCGACCGCTTCAAATGCAGTCCGGCCCCATTCGCACACATCGACACCCCGCCTCTTCTGGCCTGTTAATTGGGCAATGAAACAATAACGCCCTTTATCTGGAAAATTGCTGCAATACGGCATTCGCAGGATGTTGACCTCATACCGATCAGCCGCTAAAGCATCTGCTAAGTCCCATATCCGCGAAGATGTATATGCTTTATCTCTGTAGTAAATTTCTTTTTTTATTTCTTTAATCATTCTTTGGACTCCTCAAAATCTGGACACTGGCATTTCGGGCATACTTTCGGATGCCCCTCCGGCTTAAACGATTCTTTATATTTCCACGCGACATTCGTTTCGCCGCAATCGATGCAGGCGTAGTCTGTTTTCTTTTTTGTTGGCTTAACCGCTGCCTCTCTTTTTTCAAGCTTCGGCAGTCTCAGCAGGATCATACCGCCCGGCTCTTTCGGCGGCTCGTGTTTTAATATCCGTCCTCGGTAAGCAAGCAGGTTGAATTTGGTGAGTACGCCAATGATCCCGATACAGGTGCTTCCATTCTTCCTTCGCTGTATCTTCATGCTGCCGCCAGTATTCTTTTTTTGCGGGAACAGTGCTATGCAGTTTTCTTTTGCGTTATAGCCAATATCGACACACTTATAACCTTCCAAGCCGCACTCTTTATCCGCTCCACCGTTCAAGGCAAGGCAGGTCTGATTGAGCATGACTCGCGGCACTTTCGTGACACATTTATGCGATTCGTACATCTCGAACTTCATAATTGCCCCCCAAACAGCTTTACCATTTTGCGGACAAAACTTTCGCCGTACCATCGTTGGTGTGTTTTCTGGAATCGCGTGGCTCCCGCGATTGTGGCTGCCTCGAGGACCTGCTCCTTTGTGATGGTTTCCTTACAATTATATTGCATGGAATTATACAGGAACATCAACCCCTGCTGAAACCCCCGGCAGTAGTTGTTTTCAAGCCGCACATTTTCTGGATAGCAGACTTTTTCAAGGTCCGATTTTCTTAGTTTGCATGATTTTGTTGGGTGTCTCATTTATAGCATCCTCTCTGGCTGTTCTCTGCCTGTTGTAGTGAATACGCCTCTGCGTACGCCCGGCCCGTTGCCGGGCCGAGCTTTCCGTCCTCTTTGATGGTGTCCTGCTGGTAGCGAATCAGCACGGCATTGATCTGTTTCTGTAGGTCGGTTGGTGACAGCAATCGCAGGGGGCCTGCCGGGACGGCAGCAGGCGACCCCTGCTTCTCCAGGGAAGGAGTTATTACTGTTACTGTTATGAGACCGATCCACACGATGGCTGTGATGATGAGTGATTTCATTCCAATATATCCTTTACATCTTCGATGCTTGTTACGATCTCCGCCGTGCCGCCTGCGGCCCTGATGCGTTGCATCTGTGCCAGCTGGATCTTGGTGGCTCTGCCGGTGCCTGATTTGACCTCCAGAGCTATAAACTCTCCATTGCAGCACAGCAGCAGGTCTGGCACACCTCGCTGGTTGCACTGGATGGTCTTGACGACCCAGCAATCGGGTCGCTGCTGGATGTATTTTAGTATTTTGCTTTGGATCAGTGATTCAAGCATTGAATAACCCCATCTTATCGATCTTGTCTTTCTTGGCAAACCTAATCCTTGACTCGGCAATTTTTACATATTCTGTATCACGCTCAATCCCGATGAAATCCCTGTTGGCATTCACACACGCTACGCCTGTTGTCCCTGAACCCATAAACGGGTCAAGCACAGTACCTCCGGTCGGTGTCTTGGTCAGGGTGCAGAGATACTCCATCAGGGCAAGGGGTTTGACCGTTGGATGGTGGTTATGCGAGGGCTTTGCGGTGAACCGCTCCTCAACATCTTTCATCTCCGTTGAACTGCCCTGCGATTGCCCGTTAAACACTTTCTGTTTCTTTTCCAACCCCTCACACCCTGCATTTCGCTCGGAATTGCTCGCTTTAGCACAGTAAAAATACCTTGACCAATCCCCAGCATCTTCGGCTACTGATTCGTCCAGTATGATGTTGGCAGGGAAACGACCTTTGCTATAACAATCATCCACACTTGCTTTACTTGGGATGGCATAAGACACTTGACTCTCTCTTTTTCCAGACGAGTTATTGCACCCTCCCTTGATTTTATCTGAACCATCCCCTATCCTCGCCCCGTCAATGTTCAAACCACTCACTCTGTGGACAAGGGCATTGTTAGCATAGGTTCCATCATTAGGTTTTCTGGCACAGATTATCGGCTCAAAAGCGGGTTTGAGATGTGTTCCCCAGCCATCCCACAACTTTGCCTGCTCGTCTGTCGGCTCGGTAATATCAAAGTTTCGTTTCCATTCATAGTTATCGTCTGAAAAGGTACTACCGTTTGGTTTATTGCAAGCACCGCGATTCGATACGCCAACAACTTTTGCTTTCTTACCAGACATCTTCTGTATCTGCTTGCTGATGTTTGTAGATTTCGGGAATCCTGAACCATACAACCACATTATAGTATCAAACAGTAAGAACCCCGCATCCTCAACATTACAAGCCATCCGGTGCTGTGTCCGTGAACCCGCAAAGATTAAAGCCGTACCACCACACCTCAAGACCCTAAGACATTCCTGCCACACCTCTATCTTGGGTACATCGTAATCCCACTTCTTGCCCATAAAAGACAGACCATAGGGAGGGTCGGTGATGATCGTGTCAACGCTTTCCGTGTCCATACCTTTAAGCACTTCTAAGCAATCGCCTTGGATTATTTCAATCATTTCTTCGCAACATAATTTGAACAAAAATCAACCTCACCGTAATATTCGTCCAATCACTCTTTAGGTGATTACAGGAACTACACAACTTAATTATATTTCTCATATAAAAACAATATTAAATTGATACTAAAAAAGCAAGAAAAAACATTGAAAAATAATAAAAATAAACCACAAGAAATAAATGCAAAAAACAAAAATACAAAGTAACAAAAAGAGATTCCAGATTAAAATCGTAGGGTTTTGCCAAAACCGAGATAAGGGTAGAGAGAGGGGGATACGATACGCACTTACTACAAAAGGGGGTCAAGGGGTCGGTATGGCAAAAAAAGCCGGTTTGTCCAACAAAAAGCCGGTTTAAGCCCGATAATAAAGAATTATGTTGCACTCGCATATCGGACCAAGATACAGTAAGTCCTTATCAACCAACAACTTCATCAACGGCAGCGTCAACGGCCGCCCTTATTGCCTGCCCCTTGATACCACCGCCCACTATATCTTGTGCCTCCAAACCGCCATTAAACTCAACAGAAACCGCACCTAAACCACTTGGCCCCACTGATGCGCTATATCGGTTTTCGTCGTTATCGGACGGCACAGTCGATTCCCGCTCCTCATCAACTTTGTCAGGTATTGCGGCAAACTGGGCCTCAATAGACTCATCCACCCCCGAAACATCGCTCTCGTTGCCGCTTTGCGTCAATAATGGCAAATCCACACTACTTGTGATGATCGATGCAATCCGCTTAGCCTCCGCCCTGTGGTTATCCTCAAGCTGGCGACTGTCTTTAATGTCAATAACAACTCGCTCCGACAATAAACCATTGTATTGCATCATCAAGCGGACACACGCGACTTGGTTGGTCGTGTCCCCTTTTTCTTCGGCATTATCGTAAGTTTGTTGGAGCTTAGAAAGTGCGTAATCCTTACTAATATCCCGCTTTATTAAGGAAATATTAAGACTATCGGGCGTGTATCTTGACAATTCCTTAACAATCTTAGCTGTGCTCAATAATCTGCTTGCCGCTTGTGCGTTTGAGGACCCTTTTCTATAACCGGCCGCGATGTATGATTTTATCCCCTGCGCGTATGTTTCTGACTTTGGATTTGCGTAGAACTCAACAAATCTTCTTTGTTTCGGTGTTAATTCGTTTTTGTTTGATGGCATACTGTGGGTTTTTACTTTGTTTGTATGTGGTTTGCAAGTGTTTTATTGTTTTCTTTTGATTATTTAATCAATGGGCGCAACTATCGACTTGAAAGGGATTTATTTCTAAAGAAAAAGCTGTTTTCTGTCGAAATACCGCGTGTTTCACCTATTTTGCTGCCCGATAATACAGCACCTGCCCGTCAAGCTCTTGTTGAGTTTGGACGCGGATCGGAGGTCGTCTCTCGACGGGGCAGAATAAGTCATGTTCTGCCTCTTGATCGGTTCCGCACTTCTGCACCCTGTGGATCGGTGGATTGATTGGGAACACTAATTATAGTCTTTAGCACTGCATTGGATTGCAATGTACTCCCATTATTTCACTTCTTTGGCGGTCAATCCCCGCGCTATTCAGTTGTCAATTTTATTTATTTGTTTCTGCAACTAATTCTCTCAAGATTTGATTTCTTGATTTTATTGCCAGTATTGTCGGCCACCCCGAAGCCCCTGTAAAGCATAAAATTCCTATGTTTTTCGGCTTTGCTCTAATCCTGCTGCTGATATAGCAAGATAGTGCTAAAACAAGGGTGTTTTGCTCTTATCTTGCTACGGTTTATGTGAAGAATAGCAGAATAGTGTTATAAATTCTGCCCCGCTTCTTCTTCTTTTATTGTTTTTTTATTTGCTTTTCATTGTTTTATTGTGTATATTTATTGTGGTTACAATGACAAATGAATAATCTTTTTAAGGGGTAGAAAATGCTTATCAAAAAAACAGTTGTTATTCGTGGCGATTTAGGATTGTTAGATGTGAAGTATAACGGACAAAAATCAACCGCAATAAACACAGAATTATCGCTGGACGGAAACACATCTTATTATGTGGCTTGTTCAATCGAGCGACTGAAAGAGCTTCATAAAAATCTTGGCGCATTTCTTGACGAAATCGAATAGTTTTTGCAATAGGTCGCACTTTCGGGCGCGCCCTGTTATGTAAACTATTTTTTAAGGGGATCAAAATGAAGAAACTGTTTGAAACAACTGAACAACGAAAAAAGCGGCTTGAAACACTAAAGCCCATATTAAAGGGCAAAATGTGGCAGACCGCCAACAATGGCCTTGAGATACACACCGAGATCACGGGCGTTTGGTGTGATGTTTCGGGCTATTCTGTCGAAGACCTAACCGCACTTTTTGAATAAGGGGACAATCATGTATTTACAAGAGAAAATCTATATCATCGGTTTTTTGAGTTTTTGGGCGTTTGCTGTTT